TGATTTTTTATTACTAAATATTAAAACCATAACACAATGATAACTTTTATATCTGGAAGCAAAGAATTACATGAAACTAACTCAACTATTTCTGAATCTGATTATAGAACAAATAAAATGGTAGTTCAAGTAGAAAAATTGAATAAAGTTAGAAAAATTGAAGAAAAAAGAAACAATATGAAAAAATATGCAAGAATATTTATAGAAAAATACAACCGGGGAACAATGTCAAAATGTGATTTTCTCAAATTAGTAAGAAAAATGAATAAAGATTGGGATTCTTTTATGTCTGATATGAATTGACTATTTTATAAGGTATACATACTTTTTTATTTTTTTTCAAAATAAAATTGATTAATTAATTAAGGTATATAAAATTATGTTTAAAATATATCCCGATTTAATCTCAAATATCCATATAAAATATAACGAATACATAAAATGTACTTATTTAATACAAAATATTCATTCTTTAAAAAGAATACTTTGTAATGATTCAACAAATATATCTGATACTATATTGACATTAATAATTAAAAATAGTTATTTTAATATATTAAATAAATATGATATATTTTATTATATAATAAATTTTGATAATATAAACTTAATGAAGACATATATTAAATGTAATCATCACTTAAATTATAAATATACTATTTATAAATCTGTTTTGTGCGATTCACCAAATTTAATAAAAATGTTATTAAATTATAAATTTGAATATACAAGTAAATATGATAGGAATATATTTGATTGTTTAATACATTCAACTTGTGATTTTAATATTGCATTATTATTATTACGTGATGGAAGATTTGATCCAACATTGAATAAAGATTTAATTATTGAAATATGTGATATGAATATTGATTTAACAGATATATTAGAAGAATTATTAACATGGAAATCAGATTATGTACCTCTTAAAAATAAAAAAATAAAATTTATAGATAAAATACCATTAATGATGAGATATTCTGCTGGAAGAGGTAACATAAAAATATTTAAATTATTATTATCATTATCAAAAAATTACATTGATGTACAAAATATATCTTTATATACAATTGGTTTATGTAATAAAAACTCTATAGAAATTATAAAATTGTTTTTACAAAAACCAAAATATAAAAAAGAATTAAATTTGTCTTATTTATTCAATTATTCAATAAAACATGATAATTTACAAATAGTTAAATTATTAATTGAAACAGAATATATACCTTTTATTGATTATTATGATGATATGTATTTATCTTTGACTAATGGTAAAACTGAAATAGTTAAAATATTATTAAAATATGATAAAGTAGATCCTAGTAGTTTTAATAATAAATTAGTCAAATATGCATTCCATTATGGTTATACAGAAATAGTTGAAATATTATTAAATGATATTAGAGTTAAAAAACTGGATGTTAATAATCATATTTACGTTAGTAAAAGTATAAAATTTTTCAAAACCATATATTGATTTTTATATTTTTTATTTTTTTATTCAAAATTAAAATTGATTTTAATATTAGTAAATTATTAGACATATAATTAATGAAAAATATGAAAATAATTAATATTGATAATAAAAAATTTTTAAAGTTATCAGAATATAAAACTATTATTGAAAAAAATAAAAATGAAATTTATAGAAATAAGAACGGTTGGTGTACACGGGTGAACATAACAAAATATAATAAAAAATTATATGAAACTGTGTGTGATATTTTGAATAAATATGATAAAAAATATCAATATTGGAATTATATTTAAATAATAAATATTTTATTTTTTGCTAACAATATAAATTGATTTTATATTATAAATTTAATGGCCGAACCCAAAAAAGAAAAGACTTAAATATAATTCACGTTATATTTAAGTCTTTTCTTTTTATTAACAATATAAATTGATTTTTATTATTAAATTATCAAAACTATATAATTACCGAAAATATGAGAGTGATTGAACAAATCGATAACGATACTGAAGAATGTACTATTGTTAACCCAGTTAAAAAAAGTTCATTAAACAAAATACAATATAAAGCTTTAATTAGTGAATATAATAAAAAAATTCATAAATGTAACAATAAATGGTGCTTAAGAATGGATGTAGCATTTCATGATATGCTTGTATATATGAGAATATGTGAAGAATTAAACAATTATTTAAATACAATGTAAAATATTTTTTTCATTTTTACTAACAATATAAATTGATTTTTATTATCATATTATCAAAACTATATAATTACCGAAAATATGAGAGTAATTAATGCAATAAAAAACCTTTTTAAAAAATCTAAAGATAATAATACATTATTAAAATGTATACTCGAATCAAGTGATGATATTAAGGATGATTGGGAAGTTATAAAGAATGATTGGGAAGATAATTGGGAAGTTATAAATGATTGTGTTGAATATGAAATAGATGAAAATTTATTACAAACATGTAAAAAAGTTAAAAATAAAATAACACTTCAAACAATTCTTAATACAAGAAAACAAATGATGGATAAATATAAACAAGAATGGTGCTTAGTAATGGATACAAATTTTCTGATTCAAATTAATAGATATTCTCCAGAAATAGTAAAAAATATTTTGGAAAATAATTATGATGATGATTTGATGGTGGTAGAAATTGTATGAGAAACTTTTTCCTAAAAAGTTATTTTAAAGAAAGTATTATTATTAAATAAAAATAAAATAAATATTATTTATTTTTTTTAAATTTTTACTAACAATATAAATTGATTTTTATTATCATATTATCAAAACTATATAATTACCGAAAATATGAGAGTGATTAATGCAATAAAAAACCTTTTTAACAAATCTGAAAATAACAAAGATAATCATTTACTCGAACCAATTATTAATGATATTGATATTAATATTAATAAAAGTTATAAATGTGATATTACGATTTATGATTGGGAAGTTGTCGAAATTGATAATAAAACACATTCACAATATATAATTGGTAAAAGTGTTAAATCTAAGATTTCGATTGATAATTGGAAAGTTGTCGAATTTGATGATACAATTGATTGGACGATAGATAATGATGAATATAAGATAAATTATTAAATAAAAATAAAATAAATATTATTTATTTTTTAAATTTTTACAATAATACTTTCTTTACATCAACTTTTTCCTAAAAAGTTACTTTTTGCCGTAACTTTTTCCTAAAAAGTTACATTGAAGTATAATTTAAAATCCATAATTTCAAATTGCATAATACTAAATTTATTTGATTGTGTTGAACTAATTTTGTATTTATTTTTTTCAATATTTTCAATTGTACAGATTTGTTTAGAAAAACTTATATGATCTTTTGTAATACTAAATATCGGAAACATATTGTGTTTATTTAATATTAATTTTTTCGGTAAATCCCATTCTACTGAATCTTGCAAAGTATTGCAAAATTTTTGTTGTAAGATGTTATCGATAAACCATTGAAGTGTATAATTGTTAAATGTTATAAAATATAATAATCTATATGGATATTTGGTTTTATGACATATAAATTGATATTTAATACTTGATAATGTATGTGTAATTGTTGTTTCAATATCATATTCAAATATTGGTATTATTTTTTGTTTATAATATTCATTTACAGTTAACATTATTTTAATTATTTAATTATATACAATTATTCAATTTATATTTTAATAAAAATTGATTTTATTTTTTAAATTATAAAATGTTTATATTATACAATGATTTATTAATAAATGTTATTATTAATTCAAAATTAAGAAAGTCTTATAATAAATTATACAATATGTCATTAATAGATGATTATTATGAAACATTTTTATTAGCATCAAATTATGGTGAATATAAAGTTATAAAATATATTCTATCAAAAAATACAATAGAAGAAGATGTAAAAAATATATTTTGTACTAGATCAATTATGTTGGTTATTAAAAATAAACATTATAAAATATTTAAATTATTAATTAAAAATATTCCAAATAATATGCATGTTGTTGATTTGATTGATGATTTTGTTAGATTACTTAATATAGTTTCTATGAATATATCAGAATTATTAAATTATGAAATATTTAATAATTCTGATTATTGTCCGATTATAAATCAGGTATTTTTAAATGAATTTGCATCTAAAGATGATGATGATAAGATTTATAATTATATACAAAAATATTATAAATTATGATCATTGTATAATTGTTTTGCTAATTTTTGTTTAATAATCATTAGTTTAATATCCGTACTTAAATTTTTTTCAATTATAGATTTATTGTTCCATTTTAGAATAATACTATTATTTAATTTAACAAATTGTGGAGGATTTATCGAAAGTCTTTGGGATATTTCATTTAATCTACCAATATAATTATTATTTATATTATTATTTTTATTATTTAAATTAGTGATATTTTCATAATCTATAAATAAATTATTGGTATTATTATTATTTATTTCAATAATTTCATTATTTTTAATATTATCATCATTTTCATCATCTTCATCATTATCATTATTATAATTGTTATTATGAAATATTAATGTAACATTATCTTTTTGTTTAGTTTTTAATAAGTTTATCATTGGATTAGTAAATGATATACCCAATTTATATGACATATATGCATCATATGTTGCATATTTTAATTGAAATTCAGTCAAATTAGTTGCATACCAATTTGATAATGTTTTTGTTGGAATATTTAATGATGGATAAAATAAAGAATATAAATATGATAAATTTGGTGTTTTAATACCAGCAAGATTTGCTAGATTTTTTAATTCAATTCCTCCACCACAATGACCTAGATTATAATTAATTGATAATATTTTTAAATCATGTTCAATACCTACACCGAATTTTATCCAACCATCTGAGGTTAATAATTTTATCAATATCGATGGTAAATATTTATTAAATTTTGTTAATCTAATTAGTAAACAAACTGTTGATGTTGATAATTGTATTAAACATGGTAACGGACTTACTGGATTTAAACACCAATAACCAGAACAATCAGAAGATTTTATACACATTTCAATATCTAAACCTATTATATAATTATTGTTATTTTTTGCAGATTGTTTTAATTTTGGAAAATATGATGAAAAATCTTGACCATTTTCTATAATATATACATCCATTTTTACTTACAATAAAAATTGATTTGGTTTTATAAAAAAACAAATTGTATGATGAAGAATGGATATTATAACAATTTAATTAGATCTATTTTAGATTCAAATGATATTGATGAATTAAATAAACAACTTAGAAAAGATGAAAAATTAAAATATTATAATTATTATCAATTAATAAGAAATACAATTGATCATGACGCATTTGATATATTGAAATATATGAGTACTAAATTGAATAAATATACTTTTACAAAAGCGCTTTCTTCAAAAAATAATGAATTATTTGTCAAATCAATATTAAAAGATAATATTAAATTTGTAGAATTTTTATTACAATATGGAGTTAAGGAAAATTCTATTAATTCTATAGGTTTTGGAAAAATTAATATAATGAACAATTATAAAATGGCACATTTGATTGATCAATATTTTCCAGGTCATTCTGGTAATATTAATGATATGTTCGTATATAATGTATACATGAACAATATTGGTGTTGTTAATGGAATGATTAAAGAAAATATTGATGTAAATGTTTATAATGGTCAAGCATTAATTACATCGTGTGTTTATGGGAATTTAGAGATGATTAAAACATTAAATACATTAGGAAAATTAGATTTTTCTATCAGAAATTATCTAGCAATTAAATTAAGTATATCCAAAAAAAATATAAATATATTTAATCATTTCAGTAATATTTTAGATTTATCGTTTATGAAAGAAAAAATGTTTAAATTGACTGCTGGAATTGGAAATATAGTATTCATGAAATGGATTATGGTTAAATACAAATTCAAAGACGTGAATTTTGATAATAGTTTTGCTATGGATATAGCATGTAAGAATGGATATATCGAAATAGTGAAATTTTTATTAACTTGTAAAAATATACAAGTTACAATTAATTCATTACATTATGCAATATTAAATGAAAATTACGATATTGTTGAATGTATTCTGAAATATAGAAAATTATCTGTTAATCAATTGAATGAATTATATTTCAATTATTATATGAATAATAATGAATTAAACAAAATTAGGATTAAATTTAATTAGTCCAATGAAAATCTTTAGTGTCTGTTACATTTATATGGGTTATTAATTTATTTTTTAATTCAGAAATATTTTTAACAAAGTTTTTATGTTCTCGTTGATGTGAAATCCATTCTTTTGTAATATTTTTATGATTTGGTGGCATTTTTTCAAGACCAATTTCATGTAATTTATTTTCATATTCCCAATGTTCTAAAACATCTTTTTTCAATATATCTATATCATTCAATATTTTAGTATGTTGTTTATCCATTTTTTTATTTATTTTTTTAATTCTGCTATCTGTTTTATTAATTCCGAAAAATAAGAATATTAAAATTATCAATATAGTTACAATTATTATCATAAAAATATCCATTATATATAATAATAAAAATAAAATTGATTTTTTATTATACAAAATAAAAATGGATAAAAATATTGAAGGAAAAACTGAATCTACAGATAAAATTGAAAAAGAACCAAATAAAATAGAAGAAACTAAAGATGTAATATTTGTGTATAATTTTATTGATGATAATAAAAAAGAAACTAAAGATGAAGTATTTGAGATTTTAGATAATTCTATTGATAATAGTGAAGAAAAAAAAATCAATAAAATAGAAAATGCTACTGATGAAATTAAATCAAGTGAAATTATTAAAGAAGAAATACCAGATGATAATATTATTAAATTATTAACTTCTGATGATCAAATTATTGAAGTAAAAAGAGAAATTATATTATTCAGTGATACAATGAAAGATATAATTGAAGAAACTGAGGACAATAAAGATCCTATATCTATTACAGTTGATAAAAAAATAATGAAAGCAATTATAAGTTATTGTGAATATCATTATGATGATCCGGCAGAAACAATAGAAGGACCATTATATGGAAACATATTTAATTTAATTTGCACATTCGATGGTGATTTTTTAAGAAAATACGATCCATTAACCATTGGTAAAATAGTAGAAGCAGCTGATTATTTATCTATTAATAGTTTATTAGAATTATGTTGTGCTTACATTGCAACAACTATTGATGAAAAAACACCTGAAGAAATTAGAGAAATGTATGATATTAATAATGATTTAAATCCAGAGGAGGCAGAAAAAATAAGAGAAGAATTTATTAAACTTTAATTTATTTTATATTTTATTTTACCATAATTTCTATAATTTTTCAAAATAAAACTATTGTATGTAAAGGAATCTATATCTTTTGTTTGTTTTTTTTCAATAAATAATTTTGGAAAACACAATGGATTATTTTTTTCTTGTTGTTTAAATGATTCTATATGATTTTTATATATATGTGCATCTCCCATACAATAAATAAATTTATGTGGTATTAAATCACATACATAAGCCAATATTATTGTTAATAATGCATATGAAGCAATATTAAAGGGTGCTCCACATGCTAAATCTACAGATCGTTGATATAATTGACAAGATAATTTTTTATCATTAGAAACATAAAATTGAGATAATATATGACATGGTGGAAGTGCCATTTTTGATTGATCTTCTGGATTCCATGCACTCAAAATTATTCGTCTTGAATACGGATCAGTTTTTAATAAATGAACAACATTTTTCAATTGATCGACGCCGTTAACATTTCCAAAATTTCTCCACTGCTTTCCATAAATTGGACCCAATTGTCCTTCAGAATTGTTTATTAATCCTACAGAATCTAAATATTCTCTTGAACTATTATGATCCCAAATATGAATCTTTTTCTTTTGCAATAACTTAGCATCCGTCGATCCAGATATAAACCATAATAATTCTTCAACTATTCCTCTATAAAATACACGTTTGGTTGTTAATAATGGAAAATTATTATCAAGTAATGAAAACGTTAATTTTTGTGGAGCAAATATTGATAGTGTTGGAATATTTGTTCTATTTTTTCTTATATTGTTTGTATCAATAACTTTTTTTATAAATTGAATAAATTTATATTCTTCAATATTTTTAATCCATGTTGTGAACTTATATTTTCTATTATTTTCAATATAAATTTTACTTTCTGTAATTTTATGATACATATCAAAATATGGGAAAAATGTATCAAATCTATCGAATGTTTTTTCTTCAATTATTGTACATAAAATTATATCAACAATTGGTAAAAATAATTTATATATTTGCTCTCCACCAATTATAAATACATTTCCTGATACATTTTCACATACATCTTTAACAGATGTAAATATTTCTGCACCATCTACCTTTTTTAATGTATTACTCAAAATAATGTTTCTTCTTTTATCCAATATATGACCAATGCTTTCATATGTTTTTCTTCCCATAACTACCGTATAATTCATTGTAGTTTTTTGAAAATAACATATATCTCGATGCATTGTTTTCCACGGCATATTTCCTTCAAAACCAATTCCTTTTTGTAAACTTGAGAAAGCTGTTATTATTATAAATTTATATTTCATTTTTTTATATACAAACTTTTTAAAAAAGTTTCATTGAAAAAATAATATTATGAAAAAATTGATATCTTGGGATGTTGGTACTGTAAATTTATCATATTGTAAGATAAAATATGATGAAAATGATATAAATAATTGGAAAATATTAAGATGGGAAAATATTAAAATAATGGATAAACATATTTCAAATTCTGTTATAATCAGTAAAACAATTTTTGAAAAATTAATGCAAGATAAAACGCGTTTAATCGATGTTGATAAATGTATTATAGAATCTCAATCAAATATTAGAGGTGGAATGGAAGCAGTAACAGCTGCATTAACAATGTTTTATTGTTTTAATGGAATTACTGATATTAATTCAATAAATGCAAAACAAAAATTTAAAGTATATCCACAAGTTATTTTTGAAAAAGGAAAGAAAAATTATCAAAAAAGAAAAAAAGAATGCGTTAAATCAACAATTCGATTATTAACTGAATTAAATTATACATCTGAATTGAATTTTTTAAATCAATACAAATCAAAAAAAGATGATTTATGTGATTCTCTTAATTTAGCTTTGGCGTTCATTGAATATAAATTTAGTTTTAAAACATATAATAATGCAAAAAACAAATATTGCGGGAATATTGAATGAAAAGAAATTAAAACCTGATATTGATAAAGAATTAAATAAATTAGAAGCATCAACACTACCAACAAAAAAAGAAACTGATATTAAACAAATTGTTAAAAATACTCCAATAATTAATACTGAAGAACAAGGTTTTAAAGATTTTAAACTTAAACCTCCACATATATCAAAAAAATATACTAAAGGTGAAAAAAATGATAGTGATGACGATGACGATGACGATGATTTGGATAGTATTTTATCAAAACCAACTTTTAATATAAATAAAAAAAGATTTAATCATGAACTTTCATCAGACGATGAATCAAATCCAAAAATAGATGACATAATAAATAAATATGATACTGAATCAGATAGCGATAGCGATAGTGATGATGAAGATGATAATAAAAGTATAAAATCAACTAGTTTTGAAAAAAAGAAAAAAAAGAATATGGTTAAAAAATTTTTAATTTTAAAATTAAGAAAATATGCGAGTATTAATAAGAAAAATAAAAAATATTCATTAAAAAATTCTATTGATGAATTACAATTGGAATTAACACTTGTTGAAGAAGATTATAAATTGCAATCAAAAATAAAATTCTTTAAGATTATTTTAATGTTTATTAGTTGGGGAAGTGAAAAAACATCATATATTTTATCCGGTAGACGAAATGATCATGTATTAAATAAATGGTCTACACAAGTTAATAATCAAAGTGAAAGATATGATATGTTTTTAAGTAAATTAGTCGATAAACATAAAATAATATATGATAAGGATGGAAATGAACGAATAAGTGAAATAAAGTCATCATTAATAGATAAATTATTTGAAAATCCATTATCTGGTTTAGTCATTGAATATATTACTTCAATGGTAATGTATATTTTTGCATCAAAATTACATAAATGGAAAATAGATGAATAACTGTTATTTAATTATTTTTTTAACTTTTTTAATATAATATTCATCAGAATGTTCTTTTTTTGTTTTTTTACGATACCAATTTATTTTTAATATATTTGGTTGTTCGTATTCTAATTTAATATTTTTGATTTTTTTCAATTTTTTACAAGTATACATTACAGCTCGATACACATTCCATTGATTGGTTAATGAATGTGAACAAAATATTGGAAAAATCCATATTAAAGAATATAAATTATTATCAGTTTTTTCTATTATTTTTGCTTTAAGTTTTTTCCATTCAATATCATATATATTTTGTTCTTGTTTAAATATTTTTTTTCTATATAGTTTTTGTTTATCAATTAATTTCATTATTATATAAATTGATTTATTATTATAAATATATAAAATGTTTATTATTTATACAGATTTAATTTTCAATGTTAAATTATTTAAAAAGAATATTAATAATAAATATCAATTAAATTTATATAAAAATAATTTATATGAATTGTATGATTTTTGTAGTTTACATAAAAAATGGAACATATTGTATACTTTAATTAAATCTAAAGCTATAAATATACATATATATAATAATATTTATATCGCTTCTGCAATTGAAAGTGGAAATATAAAATTAACTAAAATATTATTAAAAAATTCTTATCCTAATATGTTGAGTAATGAATTGGGAATAGTTGGAGAAATTGTTGATAGAAATGATTATAAAATGCTAAAATTGATAATTAAAAATGGTCATATACCTCCAAATGCATTTGACAACGAAGCAATTTGTCAAGCTTTTGAAGAAAAAAAATATAAAATGGTAAAATTATTATTTAATAATAATATAGTTCAAAAATCATTAACGGATAAAATATATAATGAAATAATTGTATGGTATAATAATAGAAATTGATTATTTCAATGTAATAGATTTAACTGGTTTTTTATTTTTTATAGATGCCATTTTACAATAACTTTCATCTTTTCCAGACAATTTCATACATTTATCAACAGTACTATATAATTTTAAATTTTCAACTTTATTTAAAAATATATTAATATAATTACTACCAAATATGATATCTATTAAAAAATTAGCTATTAATATTATAATTATAAAGATAATTAATGTTTTCAACATTGTATATGTTTAAAATAAATATTAAATATCGGATGGTGTATGACTTGTATAACCGCAAGCTGTGTCACTTCCTCCTTTTTCTTTACATTTTTCATAATCTTCGCGAGAAGATAATCCTTCTTTAAATCCAAATTTAACTAAATATTTATTAATAAATGGTTGATTCAGCAAAAAATGTATTATAAAGTAACTGATTATAAAAATAATCAAAACTATAATTATCATTACAATCAATGAACCAACAATAGCACCAGACTTAACATTAAACTTAATCATTTTATTTTTTTATATATGAAAAATAAAAATAATTAAATAATTAAATTATCATATCTTTTAATTATTATCTTTTCAACTCCACATTTTGTTATATTTTGAACGACACTTCATTTTTTTTCCTGAATCATTATTAGCTTTAAGAATACAACCAGCATAAGTTTCACCTTTAACTATAGGTTTATATCTAAGACAAATTGATCGATACATTACATCATTACCTTGTTTTTCTATACATTCTTTATATTTTTTTTCAGATCTTTCAGATTCACTATAACCATAATTCATATCAATACCTTCATATTTAAGTAAATATTTAGTAATTGAATCATTTGTAATATAATTAAATAATATTATTGCAATAATCAGAATAATCAAAATTATAATTATAGATTTAATATTCATTATAGATTTAATATTCATTATAGATTTAATATTCACTTTATATATAATTGAAAAAAATAAATTATTAAACAATTAAAATAAATCTTTTGAACCGGATAAAAAATCTCCATTCATTTTATAAGTATTTTTTCCTGATATTCTTTCTTTAAAAGATTTATTTAGATTTGTTTGACTATAATCTGGTAAAAAATTTGTTACAGCTAATCCACCTAATTGAGATTTATAATTTTCTTTTATAAATCCATCAGAAGTAATATTTTTTAATTTATTGTTAGTTTTTGAAATTATTTTTTTTTTAAAGATTTATTAGTTTTTAAAATTGGTTTTTTTATAGATTTAATATGTCTTTTTTTATAAGATCTATCATGTTCTTGATCTAATTTTTTCTCAATTGAATCAAATATAATGTGTGAAGTTTCTCGTTTTACATGCTCATGATTACCATTATATTTTTCTTCTTTAAATACAGGCTTTTGACTCATTTGATCAATTAAAGTTGAATTATTGCCAGTTGACAATTTCATTGGATTAATAGCTGCTGGAGGAATAGTTGGTATTTGCAAATTTCTAAATTTTTCATTAGTTTCTCTAGCTTGTTTAGAAATTAATTTACCAGATCCATCATCTCCAAATATCCATTTATTTGGGTTACTATATTTCCTAAATTTAGTAAATCCTGCTCCCGAACCATGAGACATTGATCTTGTATCATAATCTGTAGTATGTGGAGCCATCGCTGCTTTATTTGGAATACCGGTAGCATTTATTCCAGTTAATTCCAAATTTTCGGTAAAAATATATTTTTTAAATAAAAATAATCCAACAATCGTTAATATAATAATAGAAATAATTGTAAATAACATATTATTACTATTATATAATTTACCTCCTCTCTCTTTAGTATATTTATTCTTCATATTACCTCCTTTATTCTTGTAATTATTACTATATTTCTTTCTTGTCGAGGTTACCATCTTGATATATATAATATTAAAAAAAGAAAAAAATAAAAAAAATAAAATGTCAACAATTATTATTATAAATGCCACAGTAAAAGATTTAATTAGTGAATCTTATATATCTTCAAATATAGAAAAAATATTAAATACTGATAAAAACGTTGAAACTGAATATATTACTCCAGAAATATTGAATAATATTAAATATGAAGACGATTTAATAAAACAAATACCAATTAAATTAAAACACGAAAGATGTTTATTCAAATGTTGGTGGTGTTCACGAAGAATTGAACATCATTGTATTGGGTTACCATATAAATTAGAAAATAAAACATTTTTCACAAAAGGTCATTTTTGTTCTTTCAATTGTGCATATACCTGGAATGTAAAGTTAAATGTAGATGATATTGTAAAATGTGATAATCTTTTAATAAATTTATTTAATTCAAGTGGATTACATGGTAAATTAGAATTAGCATTAGGTAGAGAAAGTATGTCAGATTATGGTGGACAATTAACAAAAGAAGAATATGGTAAACTTTTACACAATAATCAATTGAAAAAAATGAATGTTTCAATTATTTATCCACCAATGATATCTACTCAACAATTTTTAGATTTTGATATTTGTCAATTAGATAAAAATAAACAAAAGAAGATGATTATTGATGGATTAATCTTAGATATAGAAGATTTCTCAAATACAGACGAAGAATATCGTGTATATAGAAAAACTCCATTATTGCGAAAATAATCATTAGAAACTTTTTAAAAAGAAACTTTTTAGGAAAAAGTTTCAGCAAAAAGTTATTTTTTTTAATATTTTCAGTATTAACTTTTTTGCTGAAACTTTTTTCTAAAAAGTTTCTTTCTAAAAAGTTTCTTTAAATAAAGTTGATTTATATTTAAATATATATAAAAATGAATAAATATCCTGTTATAAAACAAAAATCTCTTAAAGAATTTACTTTATCCAGGGCAGATACATTTTTAGGATCAACAAATAGATTGGAAAATAAAGTTTTTATTATTAAAAATAATCAAATTGTTAAAGAAAATATTTGTTTTAGTGATGCGTTATTACAAACTGTTGATGAATTAATTTCTAATGCAAATGATCATGCTTTAAGAACACAACATTTTAAGAATAAAACAACTAAAATATTTGTTAATGTTGATTCAGACTGCATAAATGTTCATAATAATGGTATTGGAATACCAATCAAAAAAGAAAATGGAATTTGGTATCCAGAATTAATATTTACTAAATTTTTAACATCTAGTAATTATGATGATGATAAAAAACGTTATACTGGTGGTAGAAATGGTTTGGGTGTAAAATTGAGTGTAATGTATGCAAATCAATTTGAATTGATGATTATAACTGATAATAAATGTTATAAACAAACATATAAAAATAATTTATCAACAATAAGTAAACCAATTATAACAAATGTCAATAAACAAGATCAAGTTTCTATTGTATATTATCCGGATACAAAAAAATTTGATAATGGAACTATTGATGAAATAGAACCAATTATACGAAAACGTGTTTGTGATTTAGTTTTGTTTAGTGATGTTAATATTTATTATAATGGTAATTTATTAAATCCAAACAAAATTGATAATTTAGATTATTATGTTTCATTAATTCCAAATATAACATCCAAAATAGTAAAAATTAGATGTAAAAATTGGGATATTGCAATATTTATATCTTCATTGAATAAAGTTGGAAATCATGTTAAATTTTCAATGGCATTTATTAATGGTATGAAAACTGGTAGTGAAACATCTACACAATTGAAATATGTTAGAAATAAATTAATTGAAAAAATAATTGAAAAATTACCAAACAAATATTATGATGTGTCAAAAAAAGATTCTGAACAAAAAGGATTGAAAAAAAATGATATACAAAAAATTTTATCAATCGTTGTTTCTGCTACAGTTTCTCAACCAACATTTGCAAATCAACAAAAAGATAAATTAACAACTAAAATATCTGAATTTGAATCATTACCGGATTTCAATGATAAAAATATAAATAAAATATTTGCAAAATTAAATTTAAAAGATCATATTATTAATGTTTTTGATAAAAAGTTTGGAACAAAAAATCCATTTGAAAATAAATTAAAACAAACTAGAAATAAACGTTTAATTATAGATAAATATGATCCTGCAGAAATTTTAAAGATGAATAATTCTAAAGCTACACGAAAAAAGTGTACATTAATTTTAACTGAGGGCGATTCTGCTAAATCGACAATAACGAATTCATTATCGAAATTAAAACCAAGTGTTAAAAATTATTATGGTGTTTATCCTTTAAAAGGTAAACCATCAAATGTAATGAAAGCAAAAAGTGGAACTATTTCAAAAGATGGTAGATTATTGTCAATTATTCAAATTTTAGGATTAAAAATTAATGAAACATATGAAACTAAAAAATCATTAGATAGTTTAAATTATGGTTCTATATGTATAATTACTGATGCGGATGTTGATGGTTATCATATAACAACACTAATTATTAATTTCTTTCAATATTATTGGCCGAATTTGGTTTATAAACATAAAGGATTTATAACTAGTTTAAGAACATATATTTTGAAAATACTCCAAAAAGGTAAGCCTGATATAGGATTTTATACTGAAGCAGAATATAATCGTTGGAAAAAAACGAATACTATAACAAAAAGTATGATTGTAAAATATTACAAAGGTTTAGGTACAAGTAGTACAAGAGAATTTGCAGAATATTTAAAAAATCAAAAAATGAACAGAGTTGTTTATAATGATAGTGATAAATCCGGAAAAGAGTACTTTAATATTAGTTGTGGATCTGATGTAAAATTAAGAAAAGAATGGTTATCTCAATTTTCTATTCAAAACATAGATAATATCATAAATAATACTCAAATAACGTATATGGAATATATTAATACATTACATATTCAATTTGTTATGGATGATAATATAAGATCAATTCCACATATAAATGATGGATTAAAACCTTCACAAAGATTGATATTATATATTATTAGAAAATTGAAAATAAATAATATTGCTGGAATAAAAGTTAATGCACTTGGTGGAAAAATTATATCAGATGGTGGTTATCATCATGGTGATGCTTCAATTAATGCTGCAATAATAAGAATGGCACAATCATTTATAGGATCCAATAATATTCCATTATTGGAAGGAATTGGTGGATTTGGGTCTAGATTAGTTGGAACTAGTAATAAAGGAAAAGGAAGTGCTAGTCAACCTAGATATATTTCTGTAAAACTTAATCCAATTACAAATTACATATTTAGAGAAGAAGATAATTGTATTTTGAAACATAAAGTTATAGAAGGGCATTCATATGAACCGATAACTTATTTTCCAATAATTCCAATGGCATTAATTAATGAAATTCAAGGAATTGGAACTGCATATTCAACAACAATTGTATCTCATGATCCAATAGATGTTATTGATTATATAATCAGTGATATTGAGTGTAATAAAACAATATTAGGAAAAATTCGTCCATATTGGAGAAATTTTAGATGTAGAAATAAAACAATTATAGATGATGAATATAATAGATATATTGTTATCGGTGATTTTAAACTCAATTTAGAAGAAGGAGTATTGAAAATAAGAGAAATTCCACCAAGTATTTGGATAGAAGATTATAAACATATGTTGGAATCAAAATATGATAAAGAAATTTTAGAATTTACTCAAAATATGTTTGATACTAAGTTTGGTGATGATTCTCATATAGAATTTACAGTATTCTTAACAGAAGAATATACTGAAAAATTAAAACTATTAGAGAAACGTGATTTATCTTTTGAAATACAATCAAATTTTAAATTAATTAAAACATTTTCAAATACAAATATGGTTTTATATAATAATGATTTTAAATTACAAAGATATAATACAATATATGATATAATGGATGAATTTTTGATAACAAGAAATAAAATTTATAAATTGAGAAAAAAATGTATTTTGGATAATTTGATGGGAGAAATTGATATTCTCAATTGTAAATTATTATATATTAAACATATTAGGCAAAATGATATAATAATTCAATCTCGTAACAAAACTTATAATAAAAAAGCAATAATTGCAAATATTTACAAATTTGTTCCAGCGATTAAAAAAATTGATCCATCTTGTGGTATATTGACTTCAATGAGTATTTATTCGTTAACTGATGAAAAATATAATGAATTTTCTAAAAAAATTAATGAAAAGCAAACTATCATTAATCAATTACTTAAGAAAAATCATAAAGCAATTTGGAAAGATGAATTGATGGAATTACGTTCTAAATTAATACAATTGGGTTATTAAATATATTTTTAATATATTTTATTTTATTTTTATATCAATATATTGCACTCTACTAAAGTGATTTTAAATTATAACAATATATAAAAATGTCTACAGATTTTACAAAAATTAAAATTAATAAAATAAATATCACAGAAAAAACTGATGATAGAGATAATGTGATTCATGAAATAAGATACAAAAAGGATAACTTAAGTATGTCGTTTCCATCGGCAAAAGTTGTTTCATTTACTCTTAAATCAAAAAGTCAAGAAGGTATTCTTGAATTGAAATTTGATGATGATGAATTGTTTGAATTTTTGGATAAAGTTACTAAACACATATCTAAAAAGTTGGTTCCATTCTATAAATCAAAATATAAATATAGAGAAATTATTGATATGATGAAACCTTTGTATAGAGGAGAAACAATCAAATTTGATATTTGGATGGATAATAGTGGTGAATTGAATACAAGAGTTTACAATGAAAAGTATGGAAAAGCTAAAAAGATGAATGATTTGAGTATTTATGATTTTTCAAAACTTATGAATAATAAAAACTTAGATTTATATCCAAATGGTGTTGTTTTGTTTTATATGAGATGTAAGAAAAGAAAAATTAAGATTAATCTTGAATTAGATCAATTGTGTATTGTTAATAAAGATGAAGATGAGGATGAAGATGAAAAAAGTGATGAAGATTCTGAATTAGATGACACATCGTCGGATGATAGTAGTGATGATGAAGATATGAGAAAATCAAATTTTGCATCAAGAAAATCTAAAGAAAAAACAAAAACAAAATCAAAGAAAAAATCTAAAGTACCAATTAAAAAAGTTAAAAATAAAAAGAAAAGAAAAAGTAAAGAAAACCCAGTCAAATCTGATTCTGAATCTGATTCCGAATCTGATTCCGAATCTGATAATGAATCAATTGATAAAATGATCGGAGGATCATATAGTGATAACGATTCATCTAATTCTGAAAATGAATATTTTACTGATTAATTTTATTTTAATATTATTTTTTTTAATTTTTTATATATAATTATATTTAATCAATTTTCTAAGATGAACGATACAACATTATATCTTATTATTTTTATAATAATTTCTATTTTCGTTGGATATTTCTTTTATCCTGTTGTCAAAAAGTTTATTTTTAAAGAAAATTTAACAACTGGCACATCAATTAAAACTGGACATCCATTGGCGACAGTTATATCTAATGTTCAAGATTCGGTAGCGGAATCTGCACTTTCTTCAATGAAAAATGCAGTAAATATTAATATGAAGGATGCAACAGATTTTACAGATGATATGATTGATATTTCAATGAAATTGGAAAAGAAATTATCAACGGCTCAAGATGGTAGATCAAAAAATGAAGATTATCTATTGAAAAATGGACCAAAGATGTATACTGAGCAAGCAGTAAAATCAGGATCTAAACTTTTATCAAAATATGGATTACATGCATCATTGAAAAAAAATCTTTTGGATAAAATACAATTTGATGTAAACAAATTGGCAACTGATGGTTTTAGTTTTGTTAAGAATTTTGATGACGATAAACACGTTTTTAAGATAAATGATCATACTGGAGACACAATGGATCAATTATTTGATCTGCATCTTAAAAGACAATCTCCTAAAGATAAAGCAGTTAGATATGTCAAACCTATTACAACATTAACTCAAAATAAATCATTAAATGTCATTAAAGGACAAACTAATGATATAATCCATTCTATCAATAGCGATCATCCTTTATTGTCAAACAATGGAGCATTATTGCCAAATGCTATTAATATCAATGATAAAAAACCATTAAATCTAGAAGTAGCTAATTTGTTAGCACAAAATAGAAGATATTATGTTAAACCACAAACTGTTGTTAGATCTTCAACTGATCCAAGAGGAATACCAAAGGCCCTAATTGAAACTGTTATGAAAAATAATTCTAGTAAAGATCCAAATTCATTGCAAATGTCTGTAAATTATAATCCAATTGATATTTTAGAATCTGGAAGAGGATTTTCAAATTCACATGAAACTGACATGGCACTTGCACATGTATTTGATAATGCAGAAATTCCAATTATAGATAATTTTGCTAAAGTAATGGACAACATTACAGAAAGAAATCCAGGAAACCTAAGAAAAAATATATTTTCTAATAAATCTATAATGCAAGATGTAAAATATGGTACAAATGACGAACATTTTGGCCTTAGATAAAAAATTAAATATATTCTAATAATAATTTTTTAATTTTATAATTATCATTTGATGTTAATAAAATTTTATTATTAGTAAGCACTTTTATACCAGCAGCTTTTTGTTCAGTTATAGTGTCAATAATAAAATTAATTGATCCATTTATCACTTTATTTTTCAGTTGAAATAATTTTGGTTTTAGAATTTCAAAATTCTTATCATTTATAGAATTATTGATAATTGTTTTAATTTCAAATATATTTGATTCATATTGAATTTCATTATCAAGACATAAATCAATCATATAAAATTTATCATTTCTTTTAATAGCAATTTTTTCAACATTATTTTCAATATTTATAATTGGAATATCGTATTTTTTATCAATTGTTTCATTAATTAGAACTTTTAATTTTTTATATAATATTGTTTTTAAATGATTGCAATGATTATTATATATTTTGTAATCTTCATTTATTTTTTCAATAACATTGTCTAATACAATTCTATTTATTTCATAAATTGCAGTTGATGGAGTAGAATAATCTAAATCACTTATTTGTGTAATTAATAATTTATCTCCTTTATCAGCTTCATGACCAATTGCTGTAATAATTGGAATTTTAGATTCTCTTATAGCTTTGAATAAGTCAAATATATCAAATGACTTAGAAATATCGCAAGTTGATCCTCCTCCTCTTACTATAATAATAACATCACATGTTTGTAATTTTTCAATAGATATTATACATTGTTTATATGTATTTTCACCTTCTAATGGTATTTCGCATAATTCTATATCTATTGGTATTTTATTTTGTGTCATAAAATCATTATAACCTTGTGTATTTTTCTTTGATATTAATCCAATTTTATGTATATTATTCCAATCTATTATTTTTTTATTATCAAAATATCCATTTTTAATACATTTTTCTTTCAATAATGATATTTTTGAAATATTTTCAGTTGTTTCAACTTTTTGTACTATTAAATGGAAATTATGAGAATAAAAATAATCTGCTTTTATATATCCAGTAACAATACAATTTTTATTATCCAATTTTTCAATTTGATGTATATCTCCTTGTCTTGCCCACATTTTACATTGAAATTTATTTATTCCATCAATAATACTGAAACTTATTCCAGAATTATTTTTATATATTTTTCCAACAATCAAATCACCAACAATAGATATTGAAGATAACGATTTAGCAAATTCTGTAGTTTTATTCAATAAGAATGTATTTAATTCTTGTATTTTATATATTTTCGACATAGAAACTTTTTAGAAAAGAAACTTTTTGGAAAGAAACTTTTTAGGAAAAAGTTTCAGCAAAAAGAAATGTAGTATTTATAATGATAACTGATAATATCAATTTTATTATAAAGAAACTTTTTAGAAAAAAGTTTCAACAAAAATAAATTTAGTATTTATAATAATAACTAATAATATCAAATTTATTATAAAGAAACTTTTTAGAAAAAAGTTTCAATAAAAAGAAATGTAGTATTTATAATAATAACTAATAATATCAAATTTATTATAAAAAACTTTCCAAAAAAAAACTATTTTTGCTGAAACTTTTTCCCAAAAAGTTTCTTTATAACCAAATATCATTAAATTGATCTATATACATTTCATTATCTTTTATAAATCCAATTTTTTCCATTAATTTTGTTTTTTTATTAAACATATATAAATTATCTAAAGAATCTTTGTCTAGAATTTGTCCTTGATATGTAAATCTGCTTTTTATATAATTTTTTATTACATTTTCTGTATTACAGTGACTTCCATTTAAAATATGTTTTTTAATATCTGGATCAAAAAGTGGTAATGAAAAATCTTTATTAATGCACGTTCTACATGTTATAGGATTTTCTTTAGTATTATTTTCATATAAATTCATTGAACAGTTTACTGATGCACTTTTTATTGCATTTAAAAATGTTTCATTTAATTCAAAGGTTTTTCTACTCATATTGAATAATATTTGATCGGTCGACATTCCATTATCAAATATTATTTTTCTTGGAAAAGTTGAAATATATAAATTTATTTTTACATTTCTAAAATGATGAGCTAAATTTTGATGAGAACATGTACGAATTCCTCTACCAATTACTTGTTCTATATCAATATATCTCCATTGCGGTTCAACTATATGTATTACTCTCAATGCTGTAAACGAAACGCCTGTTGAAACAACTGTAGTTCCTAAAATCAATTGTATATATTCTCCTTTACTATTTTTTGGATCATTGAAAATATTTGTCATTTTTCCTTTGTTTTTTGTTTCACCATCAATTACTATAAATCTTTTTAATTTTTTATCTAAATTATCACCTTCAAAATGCTGTTTATATCCTACTTGTTCTAACATTTTACCAATTATTCTTGTTCCTAATATTTCAAATCTAGAAAATATAAATTCTTTTCCAGTTTTACCAATATTGTTAATTATTTTTTTAATTTTTGAAGATAATAAATCAAGCATCTTATATATTTTTTTAAATGTAAACATTTTTTTCATTATATTCCATTTTGTTTCACTAATTTTATGACCTTTCTTTTTTTCTCCACGTCTATGCATTTCAATATCATATTCTCTCAAAACGTCGTCTGGAAAGGAAAAATTACACACTTGCGCACTAACTATTTTATATGTTCCAATACTTGATCTTACAGCTTTTTTATATTTAGATTTTTTGAATTTAGATTTTTTATATTTTGATCTTCTTTCATTATCTAATTCTGATTTTCTTACAATAATATATCTAGCAAACTGTATCTTCCCCATTGGACATTTTATAATCTTCATACCCATATTTTTTGGAACAATATGTTGTTCTTCATCTCTAATACCTTTGTAATATAATACTAATCCAGAAATTCTATCTTGAAAAATATTTATATTCTTTATTGAATTGAATTCAGTGGAAATGAAATATTCTTTAAATTGTTCTATATTTGTTGGAAATAATTCATATTTACGATTTCCATCAAACATATAACCTCTCAAAACATTAAATAGTGGAACTAATTCAAATGGAGTTCCGGATATTGGAGAACCAGTCATTGCGACTATTTTAACATTTTTTGCATCCATTAATTTATGAAATATCTTTATAGCTTGTTGAGCTTTACCACTAATAACATTTTTGAAGAATAAATGTGATTCATCGATTATTATTAATTTATCATTAAAAAAATTCTCAGATAATTGACTTTTGTTTCCAATTTTTTCATATTGTTCAACAAAATTTGGTGCATTTGTTGAAATATAATCAATTGTATATTTATTTGTATACATTTTTCTTATATGTTCTTCAAAATTAGATTTCAATGAAGCTGGAGATAATATAACAACATTTTTATCAATATTATTAGCAATATTAACTACGGTAAAGGTTTTACCACTACCTAAACCATAATATAATAATACTCCTCTATATTTATCATCTAATTTTAAATATTCTGCTGGAAACTTTTGATAACTTCTCAATTCCAATTTATCAATAGCTTTTTGACAAAAAGTTTTATTATATTCAATATTAGGTTTTGATATATAATCTTTAAACAAACTATTTATATTTTTTAAAAAATTAACATTATTTTGATCTAAATCCATATTTATATATATAAAAATAAAAGAAACTTTAGAAACTTTTTAGGAAACTTTTTAGAAAAAAAGTTTCAGCAAAAATGAGTTTTGGTAAAAAGTTACAGCAAAAAGAAACATTTTGGAAAAAAGTTACAGCAAAAAGAAACATTTTGGAAAAAAGTTACAGCAAAAAGAAACATTTTGGAAAAAATTTACAGCAAAAAGAAACATTTTAAAAAAAAGTTTCAGCAAAAAAACTTTTTGTTATAAATTTTCCCAAAACTCCTTTTTGCCGAAACTTTTTCCTAAAAAGTTTCTAAAAAGTTTCTTAATATTAAAATTGATTTTATTATATAAAAAATATAAAATGTTTGAATTGTATAATGATTTACTTGAATTATTATCTATAAAATTATTTCAAAAATATAGTACTATTAAAACTAAATTTTATGTATCACAATTTATAAATAGACAAAATAAAACACAATTAATAAATATTATTATCAAAAAAGTTAATTATTATGATAAAAATATTTATAAGTTTTTAAAATATTCAAAAACAAATTATGTTTTAAAATATATTTATTTATGGGCTTCCTCATATGGATATTATAAAATAATTAAAAATTTAATTAAAAATAACCGTGTTATTAACTATCCTGAAATATTATTTAAATTATCAAGGTTTGGTCATTATAAAATAGTAAAAATGTTATTAAAAAATAAAAAAGTTGATCCATCTATTAATACTAATCATGCAGTTAATTTATCGTCAACATATAATCATTATAAGATAACAAAATTATTGTTGAAGGATGAAAGAGTAAATGCAGGAGATTTTAGAAAAAGATTTAACTATTCTGCATTAGAAATAGCATCTAAATGTGGATATTATAGAATTGTGAAATTATTATTGAAAAATAAATATGTAAATCCTTGTATTCATAATAGTAATGCTTTATATGTTGCATTTGACAATGAACATTATAAAATCGTAAAATTATTATTGAAAAATAAATATTGTAACCCAGGTTTAAAATCAAATGAAATTTTAAATCATTATATTAAAATAAAAAATAATAAAATGGTCAAAAAAATATTGAATGACAGACGAATTAATCCATGTATTAAAAATAATTATCCAATAGAATTATCTGTTTTGAAAAAGAATTATAAAATTATGAAACTATTATTAGATTATAATACTGTCAGAAATGGTCCATTAGAAAATACATTCGATGTTTTGGTTATTAATAATTCATTAAAATATATAAAATTATTATTATTAAGAACTAATGTTGATCCAGGTTATAAAAACAATAAATCATTAATTGTATCTGCTAGATTTGGATATCTTGAAATAATAAAATTTTTAATAAATCATCCAAAAATAAAACCAAATTGTAATATTAATTTTATAGTACATACAGCAATTATTCATAATAAAATTGATGTTTTAAAATATCTTTTAGGAAATTCAATATTAAAAATCGATTTAAGTTATGAAAATAATAAAAATATTGAAACTGCATGTATATATGGTTATACAAATATAGTAAACTTATTACTTAAATATAAAGAAGTTGACCCATACAGAACTAAATCATTAGTTTATGCAGTTAAAGTTAAAAATATAGAAATTATAAAACAATTGTTATATTATGAAACATTATATTATGAAGAGGCTATAATGATTGCAATACATTGTAATAATATAGAAATTGTTAAAGTTTTATTAAATAATAAACCACTTTGTATTTCAATATATGGTAGTAAAATGTTGTATTTAGCAATATATTATAATCATCCGAATATTGTGAAATTATTATTGAAAACTAAAATTAAAGAAAATATTAGTGATGTCAAAACATTAAATTGGGCTATTGAACATAATTATTATGATATATATAAAATGTTAATTGATTTAAAACATATTAAACCCAATAATGAAACAATGATGTTGGCTACTAATGGAAAAAACCCTGAAATTATTGAAACAATAATGTTATCAGTTTTTTAATTAAAATAATTTATAATATATATAAATATAATGGAAAAAATTAATAAAATTTTAATATTTATAATATTTTTTTATTTATTTACAATAATTAATACAAATTTTGTAGATATTTCTCCAACTAATACATATTATGATATTTTTTATTTAAATACAAATCATTCTCTTAATATTTTTTATTCAAAAATGAATAATGTTAGTATATTTATTACAGGAGATGGAAAGCATACAAATACTAGTATAAAAGATATATATAATTACAAATTTACTAACATGGATACCAAAATGATACAAATTGATATGATAATTGAAAATAAAAATACGAGAATTATTTCATTTTACTATTCGTATACATTTGACGAATTACCAAGATATTTAAAATGTATTACGATTGTAAAGAATAATTCTATATATTATAATGTAACATTGAAAGAAGAAGGTATTTTTGGTATTTTAAATAATGTCGTTACATTTATTTCTCCAATGATACTTTCATTTTTAATATCTTTTATAATATTCTGTTTAGTGATATTATTTTATATTGTAAAGCGTAAAGCGATACGATATGATATGTTTCGTTAATATAAAATAGTTTTATTATAATTAATGATTGATGAATGTTTTTTATTTTTTTTAACATATTCTAAATGATTTAAATAGTTTTTTATTTTAGTTATCATTTTATTATAATGAATTGTTTCGTCAAAATTTAAATTTCTTACTTTGTTGAAATAATATGTAAATATAATTGGTAATCCTTTACAAAGTTCTTCTGACGTTAAACTCATTTTTATTTGACTTATTTTTGAATTCATTTGTTTTACTGTTTCATATCGTACATGTTGCCATGGAAGTTGTCCTTTCATAAAATAAACCATTGTAAATCCCAAACTCTCTAAATCATCTTTATAACTTAATTCACAAGATTCATGAGCATTTATTGAGCAATAACGTAATGTTCCAATAATTCTACCATTTCCTATAATACGTTCTTCATCTGCATGTATTTTTGCTAAACCAAAATCAATTAATTTCAATTCTTTATCTTTCAACATAAAATTCGATGGTTTTATATCTCGGTGTATTACACATCTTTTATGTATTTTTTTCAAAATATGTAATGCTTGAATAAATATTTTAAGTACAATTTTTATTTTAAATTTTTTATATTTATTTATCATTTTCATTAAACAACTGTCCATTTTTTCCATTAGTAATATATTATTTTGTCCTGTATTTACAAATCCAATTATATTTGGTAATCCTCTAAGTTTTCCAATAACTTTATAAATTTTATACTCATATAATAAATTATTTTTATCTTTTTTTTCAATTTTTGCAGCACAATCTATAATTTTATCTGAATCATTAATTCTCAATTTACAAGGAATTACTGTTGAAAATGATCCTTCTCCTAATTTAACATTATCAAATATTATTTTTCCTTGTTCTGTATCTAGTTCTTGTATATTTAAATGTAATTTATTATCTGTTTTCCATTTTATTTTATTTTTTTTAATTGTATACATTTTTTTATATTATATCCAAAAAAAAATAAATTTATACATTTAATAGTTACATAATTCTTGTTTTTTAATGAGAAATATATAAGTTTTCAATTATGAAACTATGATCAGATTTTGGTATAAATTCTTTATTCATAAATAATTCTATAATTTTATATCTTTTATAGCGTATTGCTGTACATATTATACATTTATTATTAAGTTTATAATTGAACTTTTCATTATTTAATAACATTTTAGTAATTTTATAATAATTAAATTTAACTGCATATTTCAACGCTCCATTATCGTATGATGATGGATCTATTTTGGTTATATGATTATTTAAAATATTTCTTACTACTTTAATATAATTATATTTAACTGCTAAACGAAATACACTATTATTTCGATTTTCATTTGTATACTTACTATTATAAAGATCAAATAATAATATTTTTATAATTTTATGTTTACGTAAACGAAAAATTGTTTTAATATTAAGATATTGTTTATCCCATGGTTGAATATAATATTTTTTATACAATAATATAAATATTTTTGAATTTTTAGCTTTTATAGATTTCATAATAATTGTATTAATATTAAATGTTAAATTAATATTTTTTAAAATATATTTTATAATTTTATATTTATTTTTTTCAATCAATTCACAAAATAAATCATAATCTATACTTGTTAAATATTTAATTGTATATAAATTATTTAGATATTGATCTTTAATACTTATAGAATTTTGTAAATCTTTATACAATTCATACATTTTTTATATTTTAAATTATAAATCAATTTATATTAATATCTATAATTATCATCATACAAATTAATTGGGAATTTATCTTGAAATGTAACTGGAGGAATTTGTCGTTTATTCATTGATTCCCATTTATTGCGGAAATTTAATCCTTTTCCTCCACCTCTAGTCATAAATCCAGTTGCTGCACGTTTTTCATAAACCGACATATTGAAAAACTTATGAAACCATAATTTACTTTTTATATTTTTTTCAATTATAGGAATACAATAATCAATAGTTTTTACATTCAATTGATGTAATAATTGTTTCAATGTCATTGGTTTTTTTGTATGTTCCATATTTGGTTTATATTTTGGATGTGCAGTTGTTGTGCGTCTAGTACTGAATATTATTCCACGTTCTTCATCTTTTGATGGATCATATCTCCATTCACGCGTTGCATTAAACATACGTGCTGAATTATTTTCTGTTCTAGTTTTTTGTAATTTTTTTTCAAAGACATCATGAAAATTTTCATGCATTGCTTCCATTAAGAATATATCACTTTGATTGGGAATTTTTACATTTAATTTTAATAAAACAATTTTTTTAATAGAATTTTGCAATCTTTCCATATTTTCTTCACTATAAAAAATTCTTCCAATATCAGTCCATTCATAATCATTCTTATAATCATGACGTCTATCAGTAAAAGGTCGCTTATTTAACCAAATTCTAGCATTTTCTGATCCTCTTGTTTTAGTTGGACCCTTTCTTTTATTAAATCTCAATGAATTAAAACTCATTATATATTAACATAAAATAATATTTTTATTATTTTTTTTATTATTCTTTTTATTTATATTTCTTTTCTTTTTAGGTTTCTTCATAACCAATGAACCAAATAATTGAAATATATAATTAGTTGTCATACATTGTGTTTTTTTAGTTAAGTGTTTATTTTGACCAAATTTAATATTTCTATGTGCCCTTATCAAATATGTTTTAGTTGTTGTAATTAAAGATAAAATTTGTTCATCAGAAAATCCATCAAGTATTAATGCCATAATAATATATGGTTTATCTCTTTCATTATATTTATACATACATATATATCTTAATTTTGCAAATATTAATTTTACATATTTATTACTTGTTTTTTTCTTTGGACATATAATATAATTCTTTTTTGTTAAGGTAAATGGTTTTTTAACTTTTAAAATATGTAAATCTTTATTAAATATACTCTTTTTATTATATTTTTTTATAAATCCAGATACATCACTATTTTCTTCATTTAATTCATCAATAACTTTTTTATTACCAGAAATTAGTAAATTTTCTTTTTCGCAATATAAACCATATATTGTAATACGAAAAAATATTTTATCTTTTTTATTATCTAATACAATATCTAATCTACCAAAATAAGCTTTTGATATATCCCATGTTTCTGAATTTGAATATATAATGGGTTTTGTGTGACTGGGATCCCAAGATTTAGATATTATTTTAACTTCAAGATCAATCATTCTGTATTTTTTTCCATTACAAACAATTACATATGATGAAATTAATTTTTTTAATATTTTGTCAATTTGAGATTTAAATGGTTTTTTATCATAAATTTTTAATTCACTCATAGAAATTTTTTAGGAAGAAACTTTTTGGGAAAAAGTTTCAGCAAAAAGAAGTTTTGGGAAAAAGTTACAACAAAAAGAAGTTATGGGAAAGTTTTAATAAATATTATACATAGAAAATAAATATTTTAAAAAGAAACTTTTTAGAAAGAAACTTTTTGAGAAAAAGTTTCAGCAAAAAGAAACTTTTTAAAACTTTCCCATAACTTCTTTTTGTTGTAACTTTTTCCCAAAAAGTTTCTTTTTAAAAAGTTTCTAATTAAAATTGATTTTATATTTTAATTTATTTAATATAATATGGAGCTCGAGTTAAAAAGGAAAAAAATATTCAAATCTATGAAATCGACTTTTTTTAAAATATTAAACAATAAACAAGAAATAAAAATTAAAGAATTGTCGTTTAGAAAATGGTATTATTTTCAATTTGTAATTAATACATTAACCAAAGATCCGGTTATTCCAAATATTGAAAAAATTTCTGAAAATCATTTAAAATTTGTAAAAGAGCAAATACCAAATATAGATCCACTTCATTTATTGACTAATATGAAGAAATTTTTAAATAAAATATCTATAAAATCAAATGATATGAAAATTGATAAAACTGTTATTATTAAAAAATATAAAAATGATATAAGTTTAAGTAATAGTAATCAAAAATTTAAGATACCAAAGAAAATATATAAAAAGTTGATAAAATTAAATAATAATATTTATGATGTTTTTGTATTAATATATAGATATAAATATACTGGATTATGGCAAAGTAATACACAATTATCAATAAATGACAATATTGCAAAAATATTTAGAGATAAACTTAATGTAAATTATGAAATGTTTGCTTCACCTATTAATTCTCAATTTAAATATTATTGTAGTATGTTTCCAGATATTGAATATAAATTTGGTAGTATAGGTAATTTTTTCAATTATACACCGGGAGAAAATGAAATTATTGAAGCAAATCCTCCATTTAGTGAACAATTGATGAAATATATGGTAAAACGTATGTTAAAATTTATTAAAAAATATAATAATCTAACATATATTTTATTTATACCGGTTTGGGATATTACTGGAAAAACTATATTAAAATCTAAAAAATTGAAAGATGATTATAATGAATTTGATGCAATGAAAATTATTAGGGATAATCCAAAATACATTACCAATACAATATTAATTCCTAAAAAATTTATTTCCTATAAAAATCCATTTACATTAAAAGTAATAAATAATGTATCAGATACATATATTATAACTATTCAATCAAAAAATGCAAAGAAAATAACATATAAAAAATTAAAAGCTATATTAAATATTAAATCAGAAAAATATATAGATGATATAATTTTAGTTAAATAATTTAATAATATTTTTATTTTTTCAAAAACAATTCTTCATGTTGAAACTTTTCCCAATATTTTTTTGCTGAAACTTTTTTTTAAAAAAGTTTATTTGAAAAATAATTCACCTTTATTAAATTTAATTTTTGCTTTATGATAATTATCATAAGATATATCTTTCATAAGATACTTATATTCATTATTTGATAAATCAAATGTGATTTCTATTATTAAAAATTCTTTTGTTTTTAAATTTCTATTCAAAATTAAATTTGATATAGTATGAGATTTATATATAGCTAAATTACTATATATTGTTTTCACAATATTACTATCACATTTATAAATATTAATAAGTAAAATTTTATCATATGTTTCATTGTTTATACTTAAATTTATTAAATTATTATCATAAGAATTTATAGTAACAAAATAAGATGCTATAATTTTATCATTATATTTATACAATATATTTGAATTATTATTAAAAATATATCTTATTAAATTATTATTAAATTTTTTATCAAAATTATCGTCGCTGAGACCACAATATAATTGTGTATTATCATATATTTCCATTTTATTTATAATATTTAAAAAATCAATTTTATTATATGAAGCATTTATTTTTAATTATTATAATATTAATATTAATATTAATTATTGTTTATTTTTATTTTACTAAAGAAAATCTTCAAGTTCTTACATTCTGTGAAACTTTATATAAAGATATGCCACAAGGATGTGTAAATAAATATGTATATCAAAATATGAGTTATAATCGAGATTATTATGCCGATGGTGGATGGATATACACCATAAAAATATTTACATTTTTTTTAATACTATTTTTGATATCATTTTTTTCAAAAAATATTTTTTTCTATTATATATAATGGAGAAGTATTTAATTATTATCATTATTATAATAATTTTAGCTATATTTTATTTTTGTTTTACTAGAGAAAAATTTTCACTTAAAAAGAAATTATATTGTGGTTTTAAATGTGGAAGAAATAAAGAATGTATATTTGATTGTTTATATCCACAATATATAAATACTTGTGTAAAATCTTGCGGACGTAAACGTAAGGATCCACATATAATGTGCAGAAAATACCATAAGAATTCTATACCTTGGAAAAAATGTATGAATTCAAGAATTAAAAAAAATCATGTCGTTTACGAAAGATGTAAACGAGGATGTTATAGTTAAATTAATATATTATACTTTTTTTAATACTATTTTTTTGATATTACTTTTTTCTAAAAAATAATACTAAATTTTTGATATCACTTTTTTCTAAAAAGTAATTTTATATAAAATATATAATATGTTAACATTGAAATATTTGTCCGATAAATCGCCATCGTTAACAAAACATATTGAAAATGATATTTTAAATAAACCATTAAACACCATTGATTTAAATTCAACAATTTATGATCTTTCATATGAATCTCATTATGCATATTCACTATTAGCATCTAGATTGAGAATATATTTTTTACATGAAAATTTAAAAATAACATATTATTCATCTTGTTTATTAAATGAAAATGTTTTACAACCAGAATTTTTGTCGTTTGTAAAATTGAATAAAACACAATTAAATGATATGATAAATTTAGAAAATGATTATAAATTTACACAAAATGCTATAAATATGTTATCAAATTCTTATTTGTTGAAAGATTCATCGGGCAAATTGACAGAATTACCACAATTTATGTGGATGAGAGTTGCTGTATCATTATGGATTGGAAATTTATCAATGATTAAAAAAACTTATGATCAATTAAGTTCATTTAATTATATTCATTCATCTCCAACATTGATGAATAGTGGATTAAAAAATGGAAAATTGATTTCTTGTTATACAATGGACCTAAAAGAAGATTCAATTGATGGTATTTATCAAACATTACATCAATGCGCGATTTTATCTCAAGGTGGTGGAGGAATTGGAATAAATTTTTCTCAATTGAGATCAAATAAAACAACAATAAGAAATGGACATTATTATGCAAAAAGTATAACAAATCCAATAAAATTGTATGAAATGACAGCAGAATACGTTGATCAAGGAAGAAAGCGACTTGGTGCATTTTCTCCATATATGCCATGTTGGCATATTCAAATATTTGATTTAATTGAAATGAAAAATCAATTAAATGGACGAGAAGCTGATACTGCAATTTCATTACATTATGGATTATGGATATCAAATGAGTTTATGGAATGTGTTATGAACAATAAATCTTGGTATATTATGTGTCCAAAATATTATGGTGATTTAGAATCTGTATATGGTGATCAATTTAAGGATTTATATTATAAATATATTAAAAGTGCAAAAGAAAAAAACTTATTAATGAAATATGATGATTATTTACTTAAAATTAAAAATGGTGAAAATATTGTAACAAATGGTATAATCTTTGAAATAAAAGCAACTGATCTTTGGGAAAAAATATTACAAATGCAAAAACAAAGTGGTGAACCATATATATTGATGAAAGATAAATGTAATCAAAAAAGTAATCAAAAAAATAGTGGAATGATTAAATTGAGTAATATTTGTACAGAAATTACATTAAATACTACAAAAGATATGACATCTGTTTGTTGTTTGGCTAATATCAAGTTATCAAACTTCACAAGCATGAATAAATTATATAGTATGACTTCAAGACTTGAAAATATTGATATTAATGTAAATAATAATGGAAAAATGGTAGAGTTAATGCCTACAATCAGTAAATATAGTAAATCTTTAATAACCAAAATCAAAAATGTTGAAAATAAAATAATATTATTACTATCAAAGGATAATGAAGGTTTTGAAAGGGCTAAATATTTATTTAAAACATTCACCAATTGTTTTAATGATTATCATTATTCTGATAAAATATTGGAATTTATATTAAAATCATATATATCAATTACTGATGAATTTAAAAATGTTTTCAAATGTGATAACTTTAGGGAAGAACGAGTAAAATTTGTGATTGTTTGTAGAATTGAACCAATATTATTAAGTTATAAAATTAAAATCAGTCAATTTATATCTAGTGATTCACCTCGAAAACCCGATTGGCAGAATAAATTTAATAAAAACTCGACTAATAATTTATCAACTTTTAGTAAAAGTATAGAATATATTATTCCGAGAACTGCGGATTTACCATATAATGGTACAATCAAAAAACATGTGATACCAAGTATCAAATATATTGGATTTGATTGGGATAAATTTAAAAAAATAGTTAAATTGGCGATTAGAAATCTTGATAGAGTTTTAGATGTAAATAATTACACAAGGCCAGAACCAAAGAAATTTACTGATAATTATAGAGCAGTTGGATTAGGAATTCAAGATCTTGGTGGTTTATTTATAAAATTAGGAATAGCATATGAATCTGCTGAAGCGAGACAATTAAATAGAGAAATTATGGAAAATATGTATTATTTTGCATTAGAAGCTTCTATGGAATTATCTAAAGAATTTGGTTCATATCCTCTTTTCAAAGGTTCTCCAGCGTCGAAGGGATTACTTCAATTTGATCTTTGGGAAAAATATGATAATCATAAAATAATTTTAAGTCGAACTGATTGGCCTGAATTGAAGAAAAAAATAATCAAATATGGATTAAGAAACTCTACAGTTTTGGCACTTATGCCAACCGCTTCAACTGGTTATTTACTTGGAAGTACATCAAAGTCATTTGAACCATTATATACAAATATTTATGCATCAAGTTCATTAAATGGTAAAAATACAATGATTGTACATAAATTGGTTGATGATTTGGAAAAATTTGGATTATGGTCAAATGATATGTTTAATGCAATTATTGAAAATGGAGGTAAATTAGAAATAACTGATAATCCAATAAGCAATAATTTATATTTACATTTATTGAAGAAAATACCACAAAATTTAAAAGATATTTATAAAACTTCATATGACATTAGTATGAAAACATATATTGATATGGCTGTTGAAAGAGGTTGGTTTGTTTGTCAAAGTCAAAGTTTAAATTTATATCCAAAAAAATTAAACATAAAATATCTTAATAGTTTGTATTTTTACGCATATAAAAGCGGATTGAAAACATTATGTTATTATTTAAAAAATGGATCAGTACATCGAACATTTCAAGCTTCAACTAAAAAAATAAATTTTAAATTTAAGAAATTTGATGAATGTGTTTCATGTCAATAACTTTTTCCTAAAATATTTTTTGTTGAAACTTTTTTTAAAAAAGTTTATTGATTTAGTAATTTATTAATTACATCATCTTTTCTAAATAAAATTGTTAACCATCCACCAGCAAGTCTTTCTAATATTTTTATTGGTTGAAATTTAATATCACCTTTAATAACTCCAATAGAAGTACTAATTAAAGATAAAATCCATCCAAGCATAAGAATTATTATGGTTAATATCAACCATGTTATAAATCCAGGAACGTATGGTGGGATGGCTGTCATTACAGCTCCAACAAAAATCCAGCCTCCTATAAAAGCTCCAGTAGCTCCAATATTTTCAATTGTTTGCAAAAAACCCATATTTGTTTTTTAATATTGTATATATAATAAAATGAAAAATAAAGAAAATGAAATATTTTTTGGTGTGTCTGAATTTTTATATATAATATTATTTTTAATAATATTGTTTTTTATCGGAGTATTTATTGAATTTTTATTTCCAAAATACAATAAAGATATTTCTACAGACCAATTACTTATCCAAGTTCTATTACAATTATCAACAACAGTAATTGTAATTCATGTTGTAAATATTGGATTAAAAAAAATATATTCAAATTTTGATAATATATTTAATAATAAATTATTATCACCTGGAAAAGTATTACCTACTATATCATTAGGATTGTATTTCTTTTTAATGCAACATAATTTTGAGAAGAAAATAGCTTTAATTGCAAATAGAATTGAAAATAGTGTATATAATTTTTAATTAATTTTAATAAAAAATTTTATTTTTCAATATATAAACAACAATGAGAAAATCTAGAAATCATAAAAAAGGTGGTGCATTACCTAGTAATCTTCAACCTATTGTTAATCCTTGGATTAATTTTAATTCAATCCAGTCATACTTTATAGTGATTAAAGACTGGATTTTTGGATTACCGTGGTTTGTTATTGGAATAATTCTTGCAATTGTAGGTGGACTTATTTTCGTGTTATGGGGATGGGTAATGGGAATAGGAATTCCAATTTATATTCTTGGAGCAATTGTAGCAATATA